TGGCTGACTGGTTGGCTGACTGGCTGACTGGCTGACTGGCTGACTGGTTGGCTGACTGGTTGGCTGACTGGTTGGCTGACTGGCTGACTGGCTGGCTGGCTGGCTGGCGTGATGATGGATGGATGGATGGTGACGATGGTGGCGATGGTGGCGATGGTGGATGCCTGGTGGTGTGGGTCGATAACGGCTGTCCCTTACTTGTGTGTTGATGGGGGGTGTATGTCTTGTGATGTGTGGTGTTCTGTGTTGGTTAGAACCCGCAAAAAACCCCGACGCAATTTTCGGTTTTCGTTAGTTATCTGGTAGTCTTTGTCTTGCCTCCTTGTGGCTACTGGTTTGAGCGTCCTCCAATCCGCTCGCTGGTGTTGAGTCGTCCTGGTTGTCCATTCTAATTCGGCTAGGGCGGCTCTTTTTTTAACGTGATGTCGTAGACTGTGTGTGTTATGGCGATACCATCTTGTGTTCTTTGTAGGCGGCGTTACGATTTGCTTTCTATTGATGTGTTAGAGGGTGGTTATGTTTGTGTGGATTGTTTGGATGCTGTGATAGCGGCTCAATTTTTGGCATCGGAAGATTAAGATTGTTGAACTGTTAGAATTTTTAGATGACCACGGGAATTAAAGAGCCGACATTTACGGCGCATGACATTGAGCGAGCGATGGTTCAGCGTTCGTTTTTGTTTTTTTTGGAGTTTGTGAAGCTTCTTGATCCACCGACTGCCACGAATCCTGGTGGGATTATCCAGTTGAAGATGTGGGATCACATCAAAGAGGCTGCTGTTTTACTGGCTGGCTCTGAAACTGAAGACGCAAAGAACTTGTTGTCGGTGTTAAAGAGTCGTCAGATTGGTTGGTCGTGGATTCTTGCGGCTTATGCTGTTTGGAAAGCCCAGTATCACGAAGGTGCGAATGTTCTTATCTTTTCGCAAGGGCAGCTTGAGTCCAGTGTTTTTCTTGGTAAATGCAAGACTGTCCACGAAAACCTGCCGTATCACCTGAAAATTCCTACTACCAGAGCAAATGATACTTTGATGTCCTTTGGCTCCATGAAATCCAAGATAACGGCGCTACCGTCCACAGAGAACGCTGGTCGTGGTGAAACTGCAACACTGGTTATTCAGGACGAGGCAGACTTCCACGAAAATCTTGAACTGAACTATGCGGCAATCAAGCCGACAATTGACCGTGGCGCACAACTTATCCAGGTTTCCACGATTAACAAGAAAACTGCTGGGTCACTTTTCAAAGAAATCTATCGAAACTCGCCTGATAACGGATTTCACAAGGTCTTTCATGGCTGGCGCGTCGTTCCAGACAGAGATGATGCGTGGCACAACAAGGTAATGAGAGAAGCCCCGCACTCTGAGGGTATGACTCCTGAACTCTACATGGAGCAAGAGCACCCGGAAACAGAGGAAGAGGCACTTCGTCCTACAAGAGCAATGGCTGCGTTCGATACAGACGCTCTGGAAGCCATGCAAAACGACCAGAAACAGCCTGTTGAAACAAGAAACGGGGTAGTCAATATCTACCAGAAGCCTGCTGTTGGAAAGCGGTATGCGGCTGGAACGGACACTTCACACGGAACAGGGGGAGATTATGCAACTACTGCTGTCATTGACGTGGAAACTGGTTACGTGGTTGCCGATGTGGATTCTAAAACGCTTGCTCCCGAACATCTCGCTCAAGAATCTGTTCGCCTTTTGGAAGAATACGGAAATCCAATATGGGCAATCGAAGACAACGACTGGGGACAACTCACAATTGATAAAGCCCGTGACCTCAAATATCCACGTCTTTACGAAAGACGGAACCCCAACGGTCAGCCTTCAGGACGGGTGGGTTGGCATACGGATTCCAGATCGCGCCCGTTACTTTGGGGAGAACTTATCGAAGCTGTTAGGGAAAGGCTGATAACGATTCCGTCACAAAACGGACAATCGCAGTTTTCTACCGTTATTCGTAATCCAGATAAAGACGGTCGTATCGAAGCAATGGTCGGAACACATGATGACTATCCGATGGCAGTTGGGTTAGCATGGCAGATGCGAAAAGAAGCGTACCGGCGTGATTCCAAGATAAAAGTCGTAACTCGCGCCGAACGACTAAGGCGACTGGGTAAACTTTAAATGGCAGCATCTAAGCGAGATCAAGCAAAAATCCAGAAAATCCTTGAAAGGGTCGACCGCAAGGAACAAGTTTTCCTGAAGCGTACCGAAATCATGGATGACGAGTACGCTTGGGGCTGGAAGAATGTCCGCTTCAACCCGCCTGCCATCGAAGGAATCCCGCAAAAAGATGCTGTAACCACCAATTTTCCTAAAATTCTCGCCCGAAAAGTTTCCAATCTTGTAGGCTTTGCTGATCGAATTATTCGTGTAGAAGATGACGCGGATAATCAGGAGTTTCGTGACCAGAACAACGCCACTGAACGACTTGCAATCGGAATGTTGGAGAACTCAGATAAACGACTGCTGAACTCTGGCATGAAAGGTTCTGTTCAGGGAATGAACGGGTGGTTTGCCACTGTTCGTGGAGGATGGATCGCCTCTCGTGCGTTGCTTATCAAAGACTCTAAAGGCAACACAATCGAGGATATTGAGCCAATTGACCCCCGAAATATCGTTTTCGAAAAGGGCAAAGGCGAACCACTCTGGGCAGCTATCGTTACACAGCGTTCCAAACAAGATATTCGTGACGAATACCCGAATTTTATTTTTGATTCCGAAGACCCAGTACGAAACGTAGAAGACGATAACGATGAAAATGTGCGTGTCGTGGACTATTACTGGAAAGGAACCAAACGTGACGGTAAAGGCATGGAAGGCAAGTACCTGAATGCCGTTGTAATTAATAACCAGTTCGCTAAAAAACCGACAGACACTCACGCAGAAAAGTTCCCTGTCATTATTCGTTTGATTGGCAATAACCCCGGCGTAATGAATTACACGCTCAAGGACGATATTGAGGGCGTTCGAGAGATTCCCGGTTTGGAAGACGTAGGTGACAGCGTGTTTGCCGCTCTCAAGCACACCAAGCCACAAGTAGATCGGCTTGCTTCCTACCGCATGGCTCTTACTGCCAAGGCTGTTCAGGGAACCATGAAGGTTTACAGCCGTGACGGAACCAAGGAACTTGACCAAGACCCGTTCGAGTCTGGTGCTGAACTCAATCTTTCACGAGACAACCAGGAAGATGTTGATCTCGTTCCAATCGCTCAACTTACAGCCGACACAGCGCAACTTGAAGCTGAACTTCGACTCGATGAAGCCAACGCTGGTTTGTCTGAACCGGCACTTGGTAGAACAAACTCCCCTGTTTCGGGTGCAGCACTCCAGATTCTCACTCAGGCAGACGCAGAAGTTGTTTCACCGTACATCAAAGCTGTTGAGTCACTCATGCTTGGTTGTCTTGAAGCGTTGCTTGCTCAATACGAAACAGGTAAATACAAGACGATTCACGTTCGCGGCAAGACTCACAACGATATTCCGTTCAACCGCCCGATTGCTCCAGATGACATCAAGAATCACAACCGACTTAGCGTAGAACTTGTTCAGGTTCAACCACACGACGATGTTGCACTCTGGCAGGCAGCACAACTTGCTTCTACCCCAGACGCACAAGGCATGTCTCTTGTGTCCAAGCAGTACGCCGCAACAAAGATTGCTCGTGTTCAGGACTATGATCTCGAGAAAACACGCATGTTTGCTGCACAGGCAAGAATGTCCAGCCCTGCTGCAATGTGGTTGACGCAACTTGAAGCTGCACACAGAACTGGCGATCCGAACGTAGTTGCCTTTGTAGAGCAGGAACTACAGCGTGAATTGGAAAAACGTGAGATGGAAGATATCGCCATGCGAGCAGCGTTTATGCAGCAGTTCGCTCAAGACCCCACACAGGCAGCAGCAGGCGGTATGGGCGGTGGAATGCCACAAGGCGCACCTAACGGTGCTTCTGTTCAAGCAGACCCACTATCTGCTACAGTACCAATAGACTCAGCATTATTTGCTCAAGCCGGTCGACCAGGCGTGAGCCGAGAGCCTTCACCGGATGCGGGCTTCAACACAACAGCACCAAGGAATGGTGCAGAAGCAGCAGGCTTAGAGCCAAACGTATAGAGATTTCACAATGCGATCATTCATTATTTGGGTACAGGGTTCAGATGGCTCACGAAGGTGGGCAACTATTCAGGCTTCGAGTGCACAAGATGCGCGAAATCGCGTTGAATTGTCTGGGCTTAATTATATCCCTATCGCTGTTTACGACGATGTTGACATTGCTGAAAGTCATAATCCCGATGAATATGCAAACATAAATGCAGGGTCAGGCACATCGTTTGGAACACTACCTATGCTGCCTGCGTTTGGCGGCGGTGGCGGTGGCGGTGGGTTTACTGGACCAGATGTTGAAGCAGACCCAGAAAAATATGAGTTCGGTCCTTCTTTTCTGCGTGCACTTAGAGGACGTGGAATCAATATCGGTCCCGGTGGTGGACTTCTTGGATCGCAAATACGTGAAGCCCAACAACCTCTGTTTTCTCGATTTTACGGATCAACAGTATTGAGCCCAGGTTCAGAATATGGAGTTGATGTTGGAAAAGACGAAAAATCGTTTGCAAATTTCATTGCTAATCAGCAAGGTCAAAATCTTCTTGGCAGAGGCGGTGCACAACAGGCGCGTAACTTGCTAAATAAAGCGATGGGTTTTACGAGTTTTGGTCAAGATGAACTTCCATCTCTTCTTGCTGGTAGTTTTCTAAATCCTGCAACTACTGATCAGGGTGAGCAACTCGCAAATATTGCTCGTGAAGCAGGTCGTCAGCGTTTTGGTTCGCTTGCTCGGTTCTTGCCGTCATCATGGGACCTTACGCAAGATTACCTTTCACAAGAAGAGCCAGGTAGAGGCACGTTTGCAAACTTCTTGAACCGGAGAATCTTTGGGTAAATGGTTCAGCCGTTAGACATTTTTGACATCCTCTCGGATACCAGAGAGGGTCGCCAGATTGGTTTTCAGAGCATTCTGGATAGGCTTTCACGCCAGCAACGATCACCTGTAACCCAGTTTAACCGTCCGTTTGTAAGTAACTTATTTCCGTCAATTGAGAACGAGTTCTTTGGAGCACTTGGAAGTAGGGTTGCTGAAGGGCAAGAGCCGATTACGTTTACTGATTTCTTGAATAACGACTTTGATTTACAGCGACGTATCAGGCGCACACCATCACAACAGATCGGCACTGGCACTTCTCGCTTGCGCTCACCAGCACGCTTCTTGTTTAACTTTTAAGGAGGCGACATGACACAACCTCCTTTTTCTGGCAACAACTTCCGTGACCAGATAGACAGCGTTGCTCGTAATCTCACTGGTGGCGCGTTTCGACTTAAGCGGGATGACCCAGAAGCACCAAACAAATTCATGGACTTCGTTGCTCAATCCGAGCAAGAGTTCATGCAGGTGCAACCACAAATGCAGGGCATCGTAAGCCCAACTGATCCACGAGGCACGTTGCAGCCCCGACCGCAAGCAGCACAGCCTACACAGGCTGTAGATGTTCAGCCCCCGGCTCCTCCCAGAAGCACGAATATCATAGGGCAGACAATAGGACGAGGTATTGGACCTGTTGCAAGTGAAGTAGGCAGAGGCACAGGAGCGTTCGGGAGATGGGTGTCAGGAACCTCTCAATCTGTTGTCGGGACTCCGGGGGAGTTGCGCGACCCTTTGACTGGCGAGACTTTCAATACGATTGAAAACCTGCAAAAAGGACCACAAGGACTTCCCACAGCAGAAGAGATATATAAACAGGTTGAAGAAACAGGAGATGATCTCAGAAGCCTACCTAAAGCAGAGCAAGAACTTTACATTCTAAAAAAGCAACTTGAGTCGGTAGGCATGGATCGCCCTATCCCCGGCAGAACTGTTGAAGAACAAGTAGAAAACGCAAGAATACGTTTGCAATCTTCATTCGATGTCAGTCCAACGACAGGACAAACAAGAGGAGAACAAATAATTAGAGGTGGTACAAACCCTGCTGTTCTTGCACAGATAGGAACTCTTCCCATTACGACAGTGTTTGCTCCCGGTGAGGTTGCAGGAGGACTTGCTGTTGGACAGGGTGCAAGACTTTTCTCCGAGGCAACCGGAATAGGTGATCCTGCACAATTTGAAAAGTGGGGTACTTTAGGTGGATCGTTCTTAGGAATGCCTGCTAAAAATCCTGCAAGTGTATTAAGGCAAGCAGATGAACTTGCAGGGCTGACAGCCGCAGGTCGCCCAATACAGGGCGCACCCGGATTAAAGTCAACGCTA